AATCTTCAAACTGCCTCAACTTATATTCAACAAGCCCTGTGCCAGTTCCCACCAAATTTGTACTTGGAAGATCTTTACCAGCCCAAAGGCCACGAGTGTCTTCAACATACAAGGCCACAGCCGTAACGAGTTTATTTTTATCCGCTACAGTCTCACCTTGTGGTGTATCAATGTTTAATGTCTCAATATCAGCTGTTATTGGGAGTCCAACATGGATAACAGCATAATGGCGACTAAGAGATACAGTTCCATCGGTGACGGTCTTTGTATCATAACTAGGATTGTTTGGGTTAGCCTCAACAAAGCCATCAGCGAAAATACTCACATCTTCCCCTTCAAGATGCCAAAGGCCACTCACCTCATCCACAGCTCTACTCCATGTTGTAAGTGCAACACCTCTCATGGCGGCTGGGACAGTTCTATTTACGCGAACAGTTACTACCGTTCCACTTGTATAACTAATAATCTCAGCTCTTATCATCTCACCATCATTCTCAAGATGAATCTCGTTGCCGACTTCACTTGCTGTGAAATAACTTACACTTGAAGTTAAAGTTAAATCTTCTTCATTATCCCAATCAGTTCCACCACTAAGAGTCATAGTAGTAGCACCTGTGTTTCTACCATCATAAGTTAAATAGCTATCAAGAATTGTGGTGTCCTTAATGTCATCAATTACGCGAGTATTCATGCGCTCGATGTACTTAACAGTCCTACCATCAATCACTCTTTCAATAAGTAAATAAAGAGAATCTTCTTCTCCTTCTGGGACAGAACAAACATCTTTTACTGTGCCGTTTTCAAAGTCATGCCTGTGCCAACCTAGAACCTGTTGCTCACGGACATAAGTTAATCCTAAAAGTGTGCCATCATCTCTCACACACCACACAACTGAGTTAGGTATCTGCTGATAAGCCCAATCTACAATCGTATGGTTTTTAAATAAATGCGTGGCAAATATCGTTAAGTCATTCCCACGATAACCATCAACCTGGAAATCAAATCCAAGGTCACGAATAATAGATCCCCTAGCCTGGATATAAAGAGCGTTACTTCCAATTAAGATAGGTGCAATAGAACTAGAGCCGTTATAAGAATACGTTACAGGGCTAATAGTAGAAGGCGTGAGCACATTATTGTCTCCACCAAGTACAGCTGACTCATCACTTTCTGTGAGAACAACAAGCTTTCCAAGATCAAGCAGATGCCTAATCTCTTTAATCTGTCTGCCAGCCATTGAAAATGTAATCGCATCATCTTCTTGTAGAGGACTACGAATCGTGAAGTTATCAAACTTTCCACTTCTACTTCCCCAAATCTTCTCTGGTTCATTGTCCGTATTTGCAAACATTTTTCTTTGTTGGAAATAAGTTACAGTCGAAGGGTAGTTTCCTGTTCCCTCAAATGGATTTCTATCAATAGGAGGCGTATCGTTTAAATCAGGAGTTAATCCAGTATCACTAAAGGTCGTTGAACCAGCTGAACCAATAAATCCAAAGATGCCATCTTTTTCTTTATACACATAATACTCAGCCGCATCTGTAACAGAAGTCCAAGTAATCACATGGGGAGCTGATGTTGTAGGAGTGCCTACGTTATCGAGCATGGCGTGAGTTCTCTTAGAAGTTCCAGCTGCTCCACCTGCCACAAGCGCTGAGCCATCTACTCCTACAAGTTCAAAGGTATTAACGCCAGTGACGTTAATAAACCAATAATTATCATTGATTAGTGTACCAACGGAGTTACCTACTCCCTCAATATAAACCTCATCACCATCTACATAGTTATGGTTAACTGTCGTTGTAATTACAACAGGGTTTGCGGCTGTTGCACTTTGTACGTTATATGCAGCTGCCAAGCCCACAAGACTCTCTTCATACGTCTCTTCTTTTACAGCTGTAACTTTATATCTGAATCTGTTACCTGTACCACCACCGCTCGTTGCAGCAACAGTTGTTGGTCTGTCAATATCAGGAGCAAAGGTGCTTGCTGTAAAAGTCCAAGACGTATCACCTGTTCTAGATAAGTTATAAGGAGGGTACTCTGGATGAACAATCGTAATTACATCTGCCGACTGTACGAATTGAAGCTCACTTAGGTCTTCGTGATCATAAGGCGATACAACTTCATAAACTACCTTTGCTGTTCCACCGCTACTATAAGCAGTAAAACCAGTTGAGTTTACGTTTGTAGAATCCATATACTGAAGTTCAAATGTATTAGCTCCGCCATTGACGTTAGCAATCTTGAAGTTTCTATTATTCACTTCAGTCATTCCAGCGACACTTTCAATAAAAACTTCTTGTCCGTTTGTTGGATCAGTTCCTGTATAAGTAACAACTGCTGGGTTGGCTTGTGAGATATTCGTAATCGTTAAAGTTGAATTAGTTTGCTGCACGCCCATCTTATGCACGCGCATGTACTCATCACCAAACTCAAGGACGTATGTTTGCGATTGGTTAAATATAAACTCAATCAAACGCACGTTCTTAGTTGAATCTTTGACTTCTGCAATGAACTCTGTTCCAGCTCTATTGCTAACACCACCAAACTTCTCCACTACGAAGTTTCTACATTTCTTAAGTCCTGTAGCGTACTTACTTACATCTGTTCTAGCGTAGAGTGAGGGTGAGATTTCTCCAGAACTTAAAGAAGCTTGCTTAAAAGACGACATTTACTCGCGGCTCCTAATGTATTCCGCTTGAGGATCTTCTTCGTCCTGTTGCTCGTTTAATGCGTTATTTGCAGCTTTATTCATATAAAGCATGTAGTTCTGAGCACTCTTTTGACCAAGCCCAAACGGATCGCCTTTAGCAAGTCTTGGAGCAACATAAAACGCAAGCTTGTATGATAACGCCATTGTGAAGTCAGAAGGATAAAGAGATGGGTCATCACTCATCTTTGTATATTCAATCTCAGCATCTTCCATATCTGTGTAGATAAGAAGTCCTGAATCATCTTGCCCGATCTTGTATGGCACACGACTTTGTCTGTTATCGTTTCTAACTCCAGATAAGATTCTTCTAAGTCTTAAACAATCACTTGGATATCTATAACTAAAGCCCCACTCTTCTGTTGGGTCTTCTTCTACTAAAGCTAATGTTGCAAACTTTGTAGCAAAGGGCCAGTTAAAATCCCTAAAGCACTCGTCTTTTGCAATCTCATAAAAGCGCCTCATTGTTGCAGCGTCTGTTGATTGCTCAGTGTCCACGTTGGAAATCTCCGTGCCAATGCCTAGATGCGAAAGTGCTAAGTTACAAATTTCTGTTTTCGATGATGCCATTTATTTATCCTTTTGCGGCCAGAAAAGATGGCCGCATAAAACTCCAAAAGCAAATGGTAGTGGTGGAAATTCTTTTGACGTGTCAAGTATAACCGAGCTTATTGTGGCCTCACCACCACCTTTAATATAAGCGAAAATATCCCAGCCAATTAAGAGTACAATTGCGGCTATTAGAATATAAATTGTTATTTGCCTTAAAGTCATTTTTTCTCATCCACCAAGGCTTTTAAAACCTGCAAAGCTTCTTGTGCTTTTTGATGTCCCTGCAAGGGCATGGGGACTTGAGCAACTATGCTCGCTAATAAATCAAGAGCTTGTTGTGGGCTCATTCTAAAATCTCCTCAATGTTTCCTACGGTTACTATCCGCTTGTTCTTCAAGCGACACTTTACAAGATACTTTCCTACTAGAGCAAGCACCGCTCCCATTGCCGCTGCTAGCTCTGCGTCTTTTTCTGCTAGCGCTTTCAAGTCTTGAAGCTCTACCTGAATCATCCCTGTAGGCGATACCTCGCTACCATTGTAAGGCTGCCCGATGAACTTTGCAGTCCAAGGCTTGCTTGTGCCAGAAGGAAACGCATTGATTTCTATCTTGGGACAAAATTGTTTGTCGAAGATTTTTTCTTCCTTAGCAGGAATTACAATCGGTGTTGGGTTTGGGATATCTGATAGTGCCATGATTTTTTACTCCTATTGGGCTAATGCTAGTTTGTAATTTGTTCCGTTGATTTCAACTTCAACATATTGTGTGGCATCTAGTACGGATGCAGCCGATACTTGACCTTTAAACTTCCACTTATTTGTGCCTGCGTCTGTTGTGATCTCGCCGACCACATCTAGCTCGGCTTGCGGCGTGTCTGTGTTCACACCCACTTTAGCCGTACCTACAGGCGTCGCACTTTGCGAATCAGTAGTGTAAATGCCATCAATGTAAAGAGCGTTTCCAATGTTACACTGAGCCGCTGCACTGTTTGCTGTATATCCACCGATTGCAATTGAGTTTTTAAATCCGGCGGTGTTTGTATTTCTACCTAGAAGAATATTCCAGCCAGGCGTGCTTAAGTTATCTACGGTGTCGGCAGTGCCTGCGTAATAGCCGATGAAGATACAATCGTTTGCCCCAGGTGATTCAGCCCCAGAATAAGCGCCTATTAGTGTCGAACGATTGATGTCGGAAGAAAAAACGTCATAAGTACCACCTGCGAAAGCTCCGATTGATACTGAAAAGTTAGCGTTTTGCGCTGAATGTGAAGCTGCGTTCCCCACCGCTGTAGCAAGCTGTGCGCTTGAACAGCCTGTCATTGCGTTTGCTCCAACAGCCAAACATGACTCAAGACCACTTGAGTATTGTCCACTTCCTGGACCTATGAATGCACAAACATAAGCGCCAGTTGAGCCGTTACCAGAGTTCGCCCCAAAGCATAGAGATTGAACCATGTCGGTAGACCCAGACCCTGCTAAAGAACCAATCGCTACTGATTCATTAGGGTTGCTTGCGAACTGAAAAGCAAACTCACCAATACCAACGCAGTTATTTCCAGACGCAAACTCAAAACAATATCCGCCTATTCCTAACGAATTAGTGACTGAGCTTGATGCCATCGCATTAAGTCCGAAAGCTGAGTTGTAATAGCCTGTGGAACCGCCAAGTGCGCCTGCTCCTACGCCCAAAGTACCGTAGGCGTTAGTCGAGCTGTTTCCTGCGCCAAAGCCGATCCAAGTAGAACCAAACTGTGCAGGGCCTAATCCGTCATAAGTAGCATTTTCTCCCGCGCCCGAGCCAAGCACCAAAGCGTAATTTATGTTGTTAGAGTTTACACCAGCATCTGAGCCGATAAAAGTTGATCTCTCTGTGTTTCCAATGGCTAAATTTGCAGCGTTCTCCCCAATGATAAGCTCCGTCTCGTCCGCACCTGTTTTGATGTAAAAGGCAGTACCTACATTGTATTGAGCCGCTGTAAATTGAAACGCGCCCAAATCACAATCAGCTACAGCCCCTATGTATGGCACGAAGTTTAGCCCTGCATAGTTAAGCGTCATTACATCCCCAGGATTACCTGGATCAGCGCAGCCAATTATTTTATAGGTTCCTCCAAGATCAATATCCGCGCCTGCGCCCGTGTAGGGGACGTAAGCAGAAAGATCAGCTGATTTATAATAGTCTAAACTTCCCGAAAGTGGATTGAAAAAAAATCCCATTAGGTCGCCACCACTGTATCAATGTTTTCTTTTGTAGAATCAGTGTAAGTAATAACAACAGTTTTTACTGTTGTGCCAGCTAAGCCTCCACTTTTAAAAACATAAGTCTCAACCGTGGCTGATGTTTGTTGAACGTCCACCGCATCATAAGCAATACCAGATAAAAGCCCAGATGAAGTAACTGGCAGTGGATTAGCTCCACTTACTGCCCTGCCATTATGAAAAAGGTTCACATCCTTGCCATTGTAAGCCATAAGGACTCCTTATTTTAAAAATGAAGCAACCTTCTGTTTAACTAAGTCTATTTCTTTTTTAACAGATTCAAGCTCTTGTTTTTTAGCAAGAACAGCTTGCTCTATAGCAGAAAGTTCTTTTCCTGCTGAATAAAATTTCTCATCGAGCGCTTCTTTTTTCTTCTCAAGATCAGCGTCAATGTCTTTTGCTTTATTTAATGCACTCTCAATAATAGAAGATGCTTTGTTATTTGCTGCCTCTACAAGCTTACTTGCTTTTTGTTCAGAAAACTTTACCGCAAGCTCAGCTTCATCAAGCTTTGCTTTTGCAGATAAAACCTCAGCATTAACTTTTTCTAGGTCTTCTTTTGCCTTGTCTTTAAGCATCGCCATTTCTTTTGCTGTTTGCTCAAGCTTTCCAACTTCTTCAAGAGCACTTGCTAGCTCCATAAAGCCCTGAAATTTCTTTGCTACAACTTTAATGTCTTCTGCTGTTTTTATAAATTTACTCATCTCTTTAAGCCCTTCTGCAAATCATGATTGCATCAACATCCACGCCTGTACCACTGGCCACTCTTGGCCTAACCCACAATGCGTAATCGCCTGATGTTTCCATTCCTGCTGCTGACTTTGAAATCGCAGCACCTTCCACGTCATCGAGTGTGAAATAAGTTGCCCCGTCAATAGAGCCCTCAAGAACAACAGAGCCGCCACCGAAGGTTCCAGCAAATTGAATTGCTATTGTATTAAAGGCAGCAATCAAGAACGGTGCGCCTGTGCTATTTGTTTCGGTTAAAGTTTCCCATGTCACCTTTATTGCGTAGTCTTGAAAACTACGAACTTCGGTCTGGACATAATCTATTACTGCCATTTATTTTCCCCTTCAAGATTGAAGCGCTAGTAGATACCAGCCCCACTAGCGCGTTCAAATTTATGTTAAATCACTTCCAAGTCAGATACCACAGTACGATCAGTTTTTGCCGCTTGTGCTAACGACTTTGGAGCCCTGACTTTGGGAGTAACCTTTGCTTGCGCAACAGGTGCATCCCCATCAAGTCTTTCCATAGTGGTAGCACTAAACTGCTCTTCAACAGTCCATGTATATGGCTCAAGTTTACGAGTAATTTTGTTCTCTTTAAGACCCTTGATCTCTTTGAGTTCAAACACCGCACCCTTTTTCCACCTACGGTTGTTGTAATAAACGTCTTTGATAGCTTTGACTTTCATGACTTAACCTTTCTTCTAATTAACTAATTGTGATCGCGTCAGCGTATGCTTTAGATGTATCAACACCATGTGCGAGAGCTGCTGTGATTGAACCAGTTGTCAAGTTTCCGTTAGCAACAGTGTAGTTAAGACCTACATAGCGCTCAAGAGAAAGACCTGGTTGGATGCGAGCAATGATCTTGGTTCCTGCTGCGCTAAGCGCTGCAAAAGTTCCAAGAGTTTGCACTGCTGTTGCAGAAGAAAGTGCTGCGTTATCATCAGTAACAAGAGTTACTGTAACAGTCGAGTCACTTCCTGAATCAGTGAAAGCAACATCTACGTTCAAGTGAACGTAAAGGTTCTCACCACTTCCAAGATCAAATCCTGAAGCAAGACCAAGGTCTACTGAGTTTGTTGATACAGCGGTCGCAGTAATTGCTTGCGCATCACTAAATAAGTTTTGTGCGTCTAAAATCATTTTATTTATCTCCTATATTCTTTCTTTTAATTAGCTAACTACTGACTCAGCCTCAGTTAAAGCGTCACACACTCTCACAGGAATACCACGGAAGGAGTATTGAGCTTCACCAGCTACGTTTTGATAGTTCAATCCACCGCCTGTCAAAACATCATCACGAGAGAAGATGTCTAGCATTTGGAATACTGAACGGTTCATGTAGAAACAAGGCTTGCCAAGTTTGATGTTGGGAACTCTGTGAATAGCTTTGATCATAAGTTCAATCACGTCTGCCGCTGATGACTTAGATACTAAGTTAGAGATGTCGATGTTAGGAATACGAACAACGTATCTCCAGTCACGAAGCGCGATACCACATTTCCATTGGAAGTGCTCACGGTATGCACGCATACGGCTTCCAGCAATACCAGCTGTAGCTTCAACAGTCTCAAGACCTAGGTCTTCGTGAATCAATCCAGCTTTAGATCCTTTAGGAAAGATACCGTGAACGGTTTGAGGCCCCCAACAGATAAGCCAGATTGAGCTGTTATCAGCCCCTGCTCCACCACCGACAACAATGTTTTGTCCGTTTGCAGCAGAGAGAGATGAGTAACGAACCGCTAAGCCGTTGAACTCTTCAGGGCTAACAGAGCTGTTACCGTAGAACAAAGTTGATGCCATCTCTTGGTTCATTGCTTCAATAAAGGCTTGAGACTCAGAGAAACGGAAAGCTCCAACATCGCCGTTAAGCTCTGCAAGATCTTTATCCACTTCACTCCAAGCTTCTAGCATCCCACAGCCTTCATCAATTTGAGCTGTTTCAGACTTAGAAGGGGAAATACCATTATTCAAAAGTCTCCACGCTACGTCAGGAAGCCCTGTGCGTACTATTGTTCTGTGACCTGTAGGAAGGTTACCTTCCTGCCAAATCATATCTGTTAATACTTCGTTTGTTTGGGAAAGAAGTTCTGCAATCATTCCCACTTTTCCGTTTGGTTCAATTCTTTTTGCCCAATCTTTGAGAGTGAGCATACTGCTACCTAATCCAGCCATTTTATTTTATCTCCTTAAGTCGTTTTATCGTACAAGATCTCTACAGGTGATTTGCTAGGTGCAGACTGTGTTCCAGAAAGTACCAAGCTATCGTCTCTCATAGCCTTGCCGATGTTGTTGAACAGTCGAATAAGATCAGGATGATTTCCATAAGGGCTTTCCGCTAGGAACTTCCTTAAAGACTCAGGTGCAAATTTCTCAAGAGCACGACGAGCATTTTCAGCTGTCTGCTTGAAGTTATCTCCCCCAAGCTCTTTATCGCTCTCTACTTCTTTCCACCATTCTTCTCTCTTCTGTTCGAATTGTTTAATGTTTTCGGTTTTAAATTTATCAACCGCACTGTGTTCGCGTTCCAATAACTTCTGGGCAGCTTCTTGGGACAATCCTTGTTCCTTCGCAAAGGACACAATCTCATCCACTTCTGCTTGAGTTAGGTGCGACCCTTCAGGAACTTTAAGCTCCAATGGCTTTTGTTCTTCCTTACTCTCACCTTGCGCTTGTTCACTTTTGGCTTCCGCTGATTTCTCCTGAGTATTTTCAGCAGCTGCCTTAGTTTCTTCACTTTTAACTTCCTCTACCTTTGGCTTTTCCGCATACATCACTTCTTGAGGTGTGGGCGTTTTAGTTTCAGTAGACTGGTTAATGATAGCGTTTTGTTGTTCCATTTTATCTTTCCTTACCTTCTTCCATAAGTTTTACATACGCAGCCGCATCAGCAGCTGTAATATCCGCAAGCAACATAAGACCTATATTTCTTTGTCCCTCTAAGAAAGCCATGTGATGTGCACTCTCAGAGAAACTTGTTTGATGAAGTCTTGATGAGTCTAGGATCTTTTTAAGAACTCTTCTTCCAAAGTCAGTCTCTAGAACCTTCTTCATATCTTGAAGTTCCTTATCCCGACCGAAAGCTTCCTTCTTTTCAGCTCCCTTAACTTGCTCGGCATCTGCCGCATTTCTCACTAAGACTTTTTCCATATCAGA